CATGATGCAACAAGATCAAATGATTGATCGATTAAGTTTGAGCCAGAAAAATCAAAGTTATTCTTGATAAACTGATCCAATGATGGGTATTTCATTTCCATCATAATTGAATCATCGACTTTAATTTTATTCGTATGCTTTTTATCTTTTACGACTTGAATTTCATCAACAGAAATTGTTACTGGAACTGTGATGTCTTCATCATCTGGGCAAATTACATTGACTTCAATCTCTTCCCCCACAGACTTACCACGAATATTGAGGAAAAGATATTCAATATCAAATGTGGGAAGTGATTCAATCTTCACACCTTTTGATAAAATGCAATTTTTGATAACAGTTTTGATCGCTGACGAGATTTCCTTCATGTTCTCCGATTCCAGAGCGAGAACAAGAAGTTTTTCTTCTCTAACTAAAAATGGTCTGTACTGAATTGTTTGTCCAGTTGAAGGCAAATCCAACTCATACGTTGGCGTAGAAATCTTAGGTAAAGGCATGATCTATTATAATATATGTGAGTATTTATTATGCTACGGGAGGTTTGGGAAATGTGTTGAAATCTCCCCAGTTTTGATAATCTCTAGGAACAACGCTTTCATTATTATTTCCAGGAGTTGCCAACAGATATCTACTGTAAGTGAATGAAACTGTACATTTTAATACTGATGGTTGTTCATAAGATACAGGAATCGAATTAATGCTTATGGGAAAAGCATTTACAAAGGTATATTCTAAGTGCTCTGGTTGCTTACTTCCAATGAAACCGCCTCCAGGATACGTGGTGGAGAAATCAGAATTTTTCTCAAATTTTAAAATTCTGATTGTAGATTTATAATCATTTGGAAATCTAACTCTAGTATTGTACTGGGGAGCAACGGATGGTATAAAATCTTCCTCATTTGGTCTTTGGTATTGACCACTTACTTTATCATTGTTAATAAAAGTCATCCATGCTTGAAAGTATCTAATGATATCATAGTCTTCATCAACATAAAAAGAAAAATCAATTCGATCATCAAATGTTCTTCTATATGCGTGTCTCTCAGTTTGTCCAGTGTAATCATTATTAATTTCGTGTGTTAAAAATGAAGATCCAGGAAGATTTGCTTCACTACACATTATTGTGATTTTATCGGTTAATGCATTATTTCCGTTAACGACTAACGGAAAATCTGTTCTATTTTCTGCCCATTCTCCAAATCCACCCCTAGCTCCTTGTGGGGGATTTATTTCAACACTGAATAAGTGCGTTAAGGCAGGCCTTAAAACAATATGTTTTACGTCATCTATTTTTCTGACTTGTGGCACGGAGTTATCTAAATAGATTTACTTATATATTATGTATATGGGGAATGGCAGAAAGTATTAAGAGTCGATATCAACCATCTTATCCCAATAAGTATCAAGGTGATCCCAATAACATCATTTGCAGAAGCAGTTGGGAGAGAGTGTTTTGTCGATGGTGTGATTTGAATGAAAATATTATAGCATGGGGATCCGAAGAGATTCGTATCAAATACTATGACCCCGTGAGAAAAAAAGTTAGAACTTACTTTCCAGATTTTATCATTAAAGTCAAAGAAAGTAATGGGCAGATTAAAAAATATATCATAGAAATCAAACCTAAAAAGCAAACACAACCACCAAAGCAAAAGTCTAGGACGACAAAAGCATATGTGAACGAAGTCTACACTTATGCGACAAATCAAGCAAAGTGGAAGGCTGCGGAAGAATTTTGTAAAGATCACATGATTGAGTTCAAGATCATAACAGAAGAAGAACTCGGAATCAAGTAATGGCATCTACAAGAGTAGAAAAGTTAAAAAGAAAACTCGATGGTTCCGAAGATGCAGAAATCATCATGATGAATATTCTTGAAGTCTTTAATGAAACTGAGTTTATTCCAGATGTCGGCAAATACTATACTTTCATATACATACCCAAAACAAAAGAAATTACATATGATGAACATCCTTTAGTTGCAGTAACTGCTGTAGAGCGATGGGGTTTCAAAGCGATTAACTTTCATTGGGGAATGGCAAGACAATATACCTGGCAAGAAGTCGCAGGAAAAATGCATTTAATACGCAGCAGTGAGATTGATTACCTTCGTTCTTTACCTTATGCCAAATTTGTCACTAAATAGGTAAAAAACCATCTAATGTCTACGCAAACGAAAATAATAAATTCGGATGGAACTGGGCCTAAACTAAATGGAACTCAGCTGTTTTTTAGGACTCGAACCTATTATACGATAGATAATAATGGAAAAGTAAGTGGTTCTGCAATTGAGGTCTATTATACTCCATATGCAAATGGATTAGTTCCTGGAACTGGAGCTTCTGGTTGGCAACCTGGAAGCGAAACTGGAGTGGGATTCCAACAGGGTGGTTATACCTTAGCTGCAGTCTCTAGAGATAATGGTAAAACGTTTCAACCATACACATACAATCAAGACGATGCTAACGCAGGAAATATTCCATTTGGAAAAAATGTGGGAGATCAAGTTTTAAGTCCCGAAGCAATAGCATCATTAAACAGTTCAAATGGTGTTTTAAATCAAGCAATCAACAATTCTGTCATTAATACGGCGGTTAAGACACAATCTGGATTAGCAGCACAATTATCTGCAAAATTGCAAAATACAGGCACTGGAACAGGGACGGGAACTGGAACGGGGACGGGAACTGCGCCTGGAGCTGGTGCCCAACCAGATCTCACTAATTTTACAACAACTGTTCCCGGATTAACAGAACAAAAGGAAGGAAGTTATAATCCCCCAGGTAAAACTACTGCATGGATATATCCAACTGGTTTAGGAAATAATCAACAAGATTATATTGAATTTCAAATGATTGAGTATGGTGGACTGAAAGGAAAAGGATTTAGTGCTAACGGTATTGGATTGGAAAGTAGAAATCTTGGTACTAAAGTTTTGGGAAGAGTTTTTCTACCAACCCAACCAACGATTTCAGATATTAACACTGTTGATTGGCAGAATGATACAATTAATCCGCTTCAATTATTGGGTGCTAAAGCATCTTTAGGTGGAATAACTGGGACGATGACGGAAGCAGACTTCAGTCAACTTGCGGGTCAATTTAATGACAATAAAGCAGTACAAAATTATTTGCAGCAATGGGCAGCGGGAAAAGCAGTCGGAGTTAATATATTTTCAAGATTCTCTGGTGCGGTTGTCAATCCAAACTTAGAATTACTCTTTAATGGTCCACAATTAAGACCGTTCAACTTTAGTTTTAGATTATCACCAAGAAGTGAAGATGAAGCGGAGCAAGTAAAAGGTATCATTCGATTCTTTAAAAAAGGAATGGCAGTTAGAAAAAGTGGTGCTGGTGGTGAAGGATTATTTTTAAAGGCACCAAATGTTTTTAAAATCATTTATAGAAATGGAAACAATAAAAATAAGGAACATACATCAATCAACAAAATTAAAGTTTGTGCATTAACTCAGTGTGGTGTTGATTATACTCCAGATGGGTCATATGCAACTTTTTATGATGACAACTCAACGATGACCCAATATGGATTAACACTACAATTTAATGAACTTGAGCCAATCTTTAATGAAGATTATGATAAAGACGCTCCAGGTAAATCCACAATCGGTTACTAAAAATGGCAAAACCATACTTCAGACAAGTTCCTAATTTCGAATACGTCAGTAGAAATAAGGACGAAAAGTACATTTCAAATTATGATAATGTAAAAAATCTTTTCAAAAGAGGAAAGATTCGTGAAGATATTTTTGGAGATCTTTCATTCTTTACCAAGTATCAAATTATAGGTGATGAAAGACCAGATAATGTCGCATATAGATTTTATAAAGAATCTACGTTAGATTGGGTTGTTCTTCTGTCTAATAATATTCTGAATATTCAAACAGAATGGCCCATGACTCAAAATACTTTTGACAAATACTTACTGGAAAAATACGGAGATTATAATACTTTGTTTAATGGAGTACATCATTATGAGGCAGAAGAAATTTTGACAACACAAGGGATTACAATCGTTCCCAAAGGTCTTGAAGTTCCTGCTGGATACTCCGTAACATACTTCGATTATGGACTTCAAACCGAAGTTACAAAATCAAATATTGGCCAAGCAGTAACAAATTATGAATATGAACATAGAATTCAAGAGGATAAGAGAAATATTTTTGTTCTGAAACCAATTTACCTGAACGTATTATTCAACGATCTTGAAAATATTATGCCATATAAAAAAGGTGGAGATCAGTACGTGAACTCCACCTTGAAGAAGGGTGATAATATTAGATTATTTGAATAACAAATTAATATATGCCGCTATAACCAATAAAGTTAAGCATATTTGATTATATTTCACT